CACCGATCGATAGCGGGCGTTCAGCGATGTCTTGACGTAGCTTTCAACCTCATTGAGGGCAGATACAAGCGTCCTTGGCGAGGTGAATATGTCGCGACCTCCCTGTCCCAAGGCACGCAGCACATTGGCAATGTCCTGGTTTGATAGGCGACCGCCTGGTTCAATTGCCCGGGCCACCGCAAAGGCGAGCAAAAGAAGGTTTGTTCTAATTGCTTGCGCGTCAGACGATTTATCAACCCAGCCAAACCCGGTTTTAAGGTCTGGCGAAGACGTAATTTTGTTCCAGATGATTTGCGCGCCAGCGTTGCTTTGCAGGACCCCCGCATCAACAATAGTCGGAGTTTCGCCCGCATTCCCAAACTCAACTGGGCTGTTCATTATCGCGCGGGCCTGCGCGCCGACGCCCTCAATAAACAAACCAAGTGCTCCGGCCCCGCCAACAGTTTCTGGCGATCTGGCTATAAGCTTCCTGGTCCTGTCAATTAGGCCAATGGCGGCCTCGCTGTCAGTCTTGGCGGTGTAAAACTTTCCAACAAAATCGCCGCCCTTGCGAGCTCCAGAAGCCGATTCCACCATGTGCTTGTCTATTTGATCTGCCCTCGCCACATCTCCGCTGGCGCGTGCAAAGTTTGACATCTCCTGGGACTGAGTCAGCCTCCTTCCCTTGGCGGCAACCCAAAATCCGTTTTCGTCCTTAGTCAGGCCCGAGGAGGAACTGGTGGTTTTTGATTTCGACGCCAACCCGCTTGCGCGCACACGTTCAACCGCCTCTTTCATCACCTGTAACGGCGTCTTTTCTGGGCTGTCAACTTCCATCACGGCGGACAACAGCGCAGACTGTGCGGCAGGTATATCCTCAAAATTGCGCGCAGCGTCCTTGATCTGGTCAAGCACCATCTCAACCCTTTTGTCCCCACGCTTTGCCTTGTCCTCTGCGATCCGAAGCACGTCCGCCGGCCGCAGTTCTCCCGCTGCCGCACCACGCTGCAAGCCAGACAGGGCATTGGCGATGTTGTAGGCTCGACCGATGTCCTTGCTTTCCTCCTCGCGCAAAGCCGTCGCGAAGTTCGTGCGCCCGCGGCCAGCAAGGGTCTGAAGGCTTGCCGAGAGAATGTCCCCGAAGTCAGGCTTCAGACGCTTCTGCAACTGGCTTTCGAGTATCCTGGACACCTCTGTCGCGCGACGCTGGGCATCGGACGCATACGAGGGCCGCGGCTGGTTTTGCGCGCCAACACCTGCCGCATCGGCAACCGCCATCTGAATGTCCCGAGCGGCCTCTTGAACCTGCTCAGGCGGCACGACAGGAGCAATCACCGGAGCCGCAGTCGGAGTCATTGGCGCACGACGCGGCAGGACCGGCGGAGGCGGGGGCGGAGGAACGGGCGCAGCAGCCGGCGTCAGGACAGGAGCAGACGCGCCCGTGGCCAAGTCAAAGGAGCCAAGATCAAGTCCCGCACGCTGAACCATGACGCCTCACCGGAAAGGTTGATACGTGGGCTGGCCAACCGTGAAGCTGGGCCTCTGTGCCGGCGGCTCGTTCACGCTGCCCTGGACAGGACTGGTCTGGCCAAACACCTGCGGCACACGGCCAGCAAGTTCGCTAAGGCCAGCCAAGCCGCTTGCAAGCCCAATCATCCGCTGTTCACGCGCGCCAGCACGGCGGTTTGCAACGCCACTCAAGCCCTCCAAGGCAGAACCATATGCCTGAGCAGATTGAAGCAACTGGTTGCGCGCCGCCTGGCTAGCCCGCGCCGCTTCATTCTGCCCCGCTTCCGTCAACACCCGAAAGATCGCCTCGTCGCGCCGCGGACCGCCCGCATAGAAAGACGCCTGCCCACCAGACTGAAACCGCCTGGCCTTGCGTTGCGCTGCATTCATGTAATCCCGCAGTTCTTGCAACTGCGCGGCGCGAGACTGCTCCATCGCCTGAGCGCGAGCTTGCTGGAACATCGGGCTGTTGGGGTTGGCCAGGGCCTCGGCAATCGCTGCCTGACGACCGGCCAGTTCATTCATCTGCCGAGAACCTTTGTCCCGGCCCATGCCGAACAACGACCCGACGCCGACAGCGGCTCCTGCAAGGCCAAGCGCATCCTTCAGAAAACCGAAAGCCATCATCGTCTCCCTAGTATCTCGGCGTAGACAGAGAACCCCGCCAACACATCCGGCCCCGCCGAATCCTGCGTCCGGAACGAAAGCCGGAACGACTTCCCACGCCACCGCAACGGCGTCTTCTGGCCCATCGTCTGCGCCGTGCCGATCGGCACCGAACCAATCGTGTAGACGCCCACAGGACGGCCACCAATGTCCTCGCGCGCCGTGACGCTCACCGAATCCAACGACAGCATGTCAAAGTCCCCGGTAGCCTCGATGGTGTATACCACCTCGCCGCTCACCTGGTAATTGGGGATGATGAAACTGCCGATCTTCACCCGGCTAGTCTTCCGCGGTTCCTCCAGCGTCAGCCAACCCGTCATGTACTCGGTCGGATACGTCACCCCGGCATCCGTGTAGGTGTCCTGGTCAAACAGATACACCTTGCCGCCAGCGCCGCCCAGGGCGAGGTCAGAGTTCGCGCGCACGGCCATCGTCCGCTGCAACCCGATCTGCCCATCAAAGTCAGACCAACTCGCGCCAGCCAGCAGACGCCCGTCGTCCGACAGGAAGTTGGCGTAGTTGTAGATGTAGATCTTGCTGGCGATCTTCATCACAACCCAGCTTCGCCGCTGGTAGTTGATAACCTGGATGTCGGGTTCATTCGGGTTCGCCGCAACGACCTCGCGAATGATGCCGCGCAAAGTGTTTTTGATCGGCTCCGAAAGGTTCGCCCGCTGCAAATTATTGGTGTTTAGCAGCAAACTGATACTTAGCAGACCGTCATACCCAACGAACGAGACATCGTTGCCGGTGTTCACAAAGGCATCCGGCCCGACAAGCCCCTGGGGGAACAGACCGGCGGGGGCAAGATCGGTCGGACTAGTGCCGCGGTAAGCGAAAATCGCCCGCTCCGTGCCGACAATCAGGTAGTTCTGGAAGCTCTCCAGCGCCTTGACAACATCGGCCCCATCCTGCTGAGACCCCATGTCAACCGTGCGCGACTCAAGCGTCTCGGAATCTACCGTGAAGTCCTCAATGTCATCCTCTCCGGAGGCAACGATCAGCCGCTTGTTGCGGCCATCGACCATCCAGGCGCGCCCGAAGTGAACGTGGATGTAGGACGCCAACGGCATGGCAGATTTGTAGAGGACGATCGTATCGCCCGCCGCCATGGTCGAGATTGCCGGCGAAAGAAAAATCCCCGACGATACGACCCGGTGGACAAAGCTCCCAGCATCGCGCGTCGTGTTGTGGACGATGTCGAGGGGGCGGATCTCGGTCTTCAACCAGTTCGACACCCGGTCAGCCGAAACCGACACATACGTCCCCGAAGCCGTCGCAACCGCTGAGGTCACGATCGCCACGTTGTCCTTGATGCCATCAGACTCAACGATGTTCAACTCGATGCTGTCGAAGATCTTGTACCCGTCCCCGGCAACCGGCTCGCCGCCGATCCCGCCGCCGCTGACAGGGGTCGTCGTGTTGCCAAAGCCCTGCGCGTTTGCCGAAATCGTCGTGTGGCTGACCCGTGCAGAAGTCACAGCCGTCACGATCCCATAGGCCCCGCGCTTGGCGTTGAAGACGATGTCACCCACCGTGACAAAGGTCTGCGCCGTCCAGTCGGAGATGTCCGCATCGGTCAACGCCGCAGCAGAGGTCGCAGCCCCGCAGAACCCCTGCTCCATGACGGCATCGAGGCGCTGGAAGTCCGCCGTGACGCTGTCGATCGACACCTGGCGGTCATAGCCGTTCCAGAACACCAGCTTGTTTGAGAACTGTATCGACCGCACCCGCGCAGCCGTCGTGAAGGCGTAGACCTGCGTGTAGGCAGACGAGCCGTTGTAGCGGAAGATCGCGCCATCCGCAGAGCAGAACAGGGTCTCGTTGCCGTCCCCGTCCACGTACTCATGGATTCCCGTCACCGTCCCCTTGGTGGGGATGTCCGCGGGCAGGGCAACGTAGCCAGGACGCTTCTCGGCACCGCCAGCAGCGTTGATGAACCGGTTCCGGAACCGCAAGGCGTAGTCAACCGGGATCTCGGTCTCGGTGAAGTTGGTCGCCAGACCCCGCTTCGCGATGTCGTAGAACCGCTCGCCCATTACGTCCTCGTCGTCATCCCAGGCTGGAACCGAGTGAACTCACCGGTCTTCGCGGTCTGCCGCCCCAGGCTGTTGTTGCGGAGGATGAAGTATCGCGCCTGGATCGCCTTGTACTGGTCGGTCTGCACGCCGCCAGACTCATCGAGGACAGCGCCGGCATGCAAGCCAGCGACGACCACACGACCAGGGAAGGGCATCACCACGTTGTCGTCCGCCCCGGCCTCATACTTCGGCGGCAGCACCTGGAACCTGACATGGGCCGTCTGCCCGTCGTAGGAGCCGCCAGGACGCGGGAAGAAGCCGATGCGGGGGTTGCCCAGGGCGTCGGTGCCATCGATCGTGTAGCGCGACGGCGTCCCCATGGACAGCGTCCGCATCAGAAGGCGGAACTCGTTCTTGTCCGAGATCGGCTCAAGCGAGGCAATCCGGCCAGAGACATACACCTCCTGCACCGAGTGAATATACTGCTTGGCAGTCACCAGGGCCGTTGTCGGGATGTTGTAGATCGACTGGCCGCTGACCATCGTCACCGCGGCAGACGCCTGTAGCTCGTTCCAGACCCCGAAGTCGCAGAGATCCTCGACAATGTCGTTGATCAGGTTGACGCAGTTGCGGGTGAACAGATTGGCCGTTGTGGCCGAGACGCGACGCACATTCATGCGATCGCAGACCTCGTTAACGACCTCCAGGACGGTCAGATAAGGCGAACTCATCAGTCATCCTTACGAGTTGAGGGTCTTCAGAACGGCAAAGCGGACCTGCACCGCCTCAGACAGCGTCCCGGCAGACTGAAGGTTGTGAAGCGAAATGCGGGCCGAGTTGGCGCGAACGTTGCTTACGGTCAGCGCATACGCCCCAAAGGTTGCCGACGAAACGATGTTGGTGATGACCGTGTCGGTCAGCCCGATCCGCGAGTTCTTCAGCGCAAACGTGACAGCGGTTGCCGCGGTCAGCGCCGCATTCGACATCGTGATTGTGCCGCAAAGCGTGTTCAGCGTGACAGCGGACGTCTTCTCGCCGGTCTGCGTCACCGTTCCCCCAGCCGAGAACCCGATCTGCGCGAAGGTCGCCGTCCCCGCGGTGATCGTCGTGATCGAGGCTGATCCAGCGTTGAGCGTGGTGAACGTTCCCGCAGCCCCGCCAACGGTCGCGGCAGACACGGATGCAAAGGCCGCGCCGCCAGCGTAGGTGACGGAGCCGTTGACCGTCTGGTCTCCCGTTTCGGCCAGGTTCAACTGGCTGTCGATCAGGTTGGCAAAGTCGCTGCCGGTCGGGCTTTGGCCGGTCTGGAACGCTTGCTTGAGCGTGGCCTTGTCCTGCTGTGCCATGGTCAGTTCCTTGGCGGGAACGGCCCGCCGTCAGGGAAAACGATGAAGGAGCAGCCGATCTCCATGCTGTTCACCGAACTGCCAACATACAGGTTGTAGCCAGGGAACGGACGCACAGGAGACCTGGTCTCGGGGAACACCACGAACGACTCCTCAATCACCATCGTGCCGATCGACTGCGCCCATGGCCCGTCACTCTGATATGCCAGCCGCGTCTTGCAAGCCGGCGGGGATGGCTCGTCGGGGCGGATGAACGGGACCGTGGTCGGGTCGTTCTCGGATGTGATGAACCATTGAGGATCGATCGGCTCATCCTGGTCCTTGCGGACATACATGCCATCCCAACGACGGACGACCTGATCGTTGTACAGAACGGCACCGGACTCGTCGTCAACGACAAGCCAGCGACCTCGTCGCCACCGGTTCCGTTCTGTCCAACCGCTCATCAGTTCACGCGCTCAGGCCCACTCTGCATCGCCATGATGTCCAACGTCGCCGCCCCGCTGGTACGAACAGTCAGCCGGAAGCACGATGCCGGATCTTCATGCACGAACGCAGCGCCACCAGAAAACGCCGACACCTGGACCCAATGAGCCGAAACAACACCCTGGGCAAGCACTCGGTCAATCGTCCAGGAAGCGGAGCACCCGGTCATGAACGAACCAGTCCCAGACGCCTGACGGAAGACGAAGGCGTATTCCTGCGTCGAAACCCATGTGTCCACAGGCCAGTAGATAGTCGTCGTGTCTCCCGAAACCTGGGAGAAAGTCCATTGCTTAGGGCGGGCCATGTCAGACTCCGTAGATCGAGGGGTCGAGGCGGGTGTAGACGATCTCGATCGCCGCGTTCCCGCTCAATGCGGCAATGCTACCAGACGCCGCCGCGACGTGGATGTAGACCGGCTGGGCCGTTGCACCCGACACCGCCCGGTTAACACCCGTGTATCCAAACGCAACCGGCGCAGTCGAGGACACGACAGACCAGACCCCCTCGCCAGACACCACGACAGACCCGAAAAGGTCAGACGTGAACGTCCCCTGGAGGTTGGTCGCCCGAACCGTCGCATGCCCAGCCGCCGCAGTCGCAGCAATGTAGTTGATCTCGTTCAGAACAGCCCCAATCGGAATGAATCCGACAAGTTGCCCCGATACCACGCCGTTCGTGCTGGTGATGCGCGTCGTCAGCCGCGACAGGCGACCCCAGCCAATGTCCTGCCGGTTGGCGAATTGGCCCGTAAGCCGCCCGCTGCCGATCGGTCCCTGGAAGGTCGTCTCCTTCAAGCCGACGCCAGCATAGCCTTCGGACTGGCCGTGGCGCGTGAAGACGATTTCGGCAACGCCGGCAAGCAAGGCAAACGACCCGTTCCCAGACACGATGCTCATCCGGATCGGTTGCGACGAGCCGGTGTTGATCGCACGCGGAATGGTCCGCAGCGCAGTCGTGAGCGCCACGCGGTAAACGCCAGCCGCCGACACAGAGACAGACCCAAGGTTGTCTCCGTCAGTTCCTGCGGCAAAGCGGACCAGCGCATCTCCAGGCAGCGTCGTCTTGTTGTAGAAGTTGATCTCGGCCAACTGAGCGCCATACGGCAGCACACCCACAACCTGCGCCGTCACAGGAGCAGGAGCGGCTGTGACCTGCTGGACCGTCTGAAGGTTGCCGAAGCTCGCCCGCGCCGGAATGCCGACATCCTGAGCGCCGCTGATGACCGGTCCCTGGAAGGTCGTGTCATTCGCCTTCATCGCCGCGACCAGATCAGGGCGATCGGCAAGGCCAACACGGGTATACACAATCTCAATCCACGCCGCAGAGGTCAGCGCCGTCAAGGTGCCGGAACTCTGGTTCATGCTATAATAGATCGGCGTGGGATTGGCCGACACCTTGGAATGCCCATACGGGAAGGTTGTCTGCGCCGTTGTTGAATTGGTGTACGCGCGATAGATTGAGTTTGTTGCGCTTACCGTGACCTGCCCAAGGTTCTTTGACCCGCCGGTAACAGAGGCAAACTTAAAAACCGCTTCGCCAACAAACGAGCCAGCCTTCCAAAGATTGACCTCGGAAAGAATTGCGTCGCCAGGGAGAACAGCGGCAACGGCATCCGTTACCCCAAGCGTCGTAATGGGCGTCCACGTCGTGAAACGAGCATACGACTTAGTGGTCGTCGCGGGCGCGCCAGTATCCAGCCCAGAGGCCAGAGGTCCAAGGAACTGCGTTTTGTGGCTCATGTCGGGAATCCCTTGCTAGGATGCCGGCATCATAACAGACGCCAGAACGCGCGGAAGACCCCCCAAATGAAAAGGGCGACCCGAAAGCCGCCCTCCCCATCATCGAGGCGCTCTCACGCCCCGGCGCTGCCGTACCCATGTCGCCAGTCGGTCACGCCAACCGCGAAACGAGCCGTCGTCTTCGTCTTGAGGTTCTCGGTGTCGAACTCGTTGTCGCGAGTGATTTCCGCGTTCCGACGACGATAGAATGTTGCGCCGCTCTTGTTGTTCGTCAGGATGAACCAGGCGTCCGGATCGGTCAGGAACGGGTTCACGATCAGGTCAAGCTGGCCCGCCATCGGGTTGATGTCGTTGTCAGCAGAACCCACCGCAAACTTCGTTCCAAGGATCTTCTCAGCCACGAAACGGTTGGTCGGAGCGACCAGCAACTTCTCAGGCATGAGGTTGATCCGAAGACCGCTGTCATCGAAGTAGTCGTGGATGTCGATGTACGCCTGTTCCAGCGACGCCTGAGTGAGGTCAGAGGCAACCGCCGGGATGTTGCGCTGCGTGCCACCACGAACGTTGGGATGCGCCGAGTTGAAGAACGACACCCCGTCCGCGCTCGCCATGGTCGTGAAGCCGAGATTGAAGACAGAGGCAGAAACAGTCTCCTCGGTCTGACGCATCGACTCCGCGAGCATCCGCGGCACGTTGTTGATGACATTGTACTGCTCGTCCTCCATCAACTCCTTCGTGATGATCGTCCCCAGACCGTAGGTCAGGTTGACGTACTCACGCTGGTAGCCCTGGAGCATGTCCACGTAAGGAACCGAAGCAGACTCCGTCTTCTGCCCGACAAGGCCGAATCCGGTCACGCCCTGTTCCTTCTCAAACGCCTTGGTGCTGCGGCGCAGGATCATGTAGCGGTTCCACAGCGGCGGATACCGGCGATAGGTATCGGCCCAGATGGTGCTGATCCCCGGCCAAAGCAGCTCGGGGAAATTGGAAGTGCCAGTCGTCATATTCTGTCCTCCCTATCAGGTCGAGGTCAGGGAGTGCAGGGCGATACGGACCTCAAGGTCGATGTCCGTGTTGCCCCAAGCATTCGCACTCGCGAACGATCCAAGTCCGCGGCTTTCGGTCGGCGCAACGCCCAGAACCTGGAACGTCTTGGCCGAAGTGTCAGCCGAAGCGACGCGAAGCTGGATGATCGACGTGCCAGCAGCGGTGTTGCCGCCGTTGCTCGTCGCCGTGAGGCTCACATACTGACCGATGAGCGTCTCAGCCGCAGAGCCGTCAGCCTGGCAGATGAACGTGATCTGCGAACTGTCGTAGACCGCCGCCCAGCCAGACGTGCCAGCAGGAAGGAACGGGCCGCGAGTCGGCTGGTTGAAGGTCAGCGGGCGACCGTTGTCGTCAACCATCTGCGCGACCACACCCAGGCAGCGGGTGTTGGCGGCAGCGTTGGCCGAAAGACGAGCGACGCCGAGACCGTTGGGGTTGAAGCGAACCGGATCGCCAATGAACAGGCCCTGGGTGTTGCCACTCGCCGTCACGCGGTACATGCGCGTCGGAAGATCGCCACCCGCAGCCATGTTCCGGACGGGAACCAGCCCGAACGGAGCGTTAGCCATGGATTTCTCCTGAAAGGTTAATCAATCTTAATTTCACCGTCGATCACCGCCCCGGTCTTGG